CTCTTCGCGTTATTACTTACCGCATCCGGATAGTTCTTATAGGTCTTAGCCATTCCGATACAAAATTACATAGAGCGAAAAACTACATTTCACTAAACATCGGCTGCCCATCGTCCCGGACAAAGGCCACAGTACAGCGACAGTTGCAGCGGTTTTTAGCCCCTCCGTTAGGGTCCCCTGGGCGCATCATCTTAATGCCTTGCACGTTAAAAGGTTTGTCGCGGTCCACGGTCTGGCCGTTCATTACTCTATGATCCGCCTCGTCTCTGGGTATATATCGGGTTCGGCTATCCATTCGGGCTATCCAGACCTTTTTAAGCTGTAGTCCTAACTCGTCCGCTATGCTTTGGCCTCCCGTGTCCGCCCCGTAGTTGGAAGCTGTTAAAACCTCGGTCCGCGCTATTAGTTCAGATCTCCACTTAGATATATTGCGCCACTCAATAGGCACCCGCTTATTTAGGCGCTCCATAGTTTCAAAAATGCTTAACCCCTCGTCTAAACTTTCGGCTATGATCCGTTGAATTATCCGCTTTGCCGCTACTTGGCTGCTGCCTATTATAGAGGTTATATAAGTGGCCGCCTCAGCATCTACATACTCTAACATCTGAGCGGTCCAGATATATTGAAAGTCCTCTAACGTCATTTCCTTAGAGCTGTCTACTTCCCTTTTAATCTGATTGTAGGAGCCGGTCGCGAAGTCTACGCCTACCTCTTGGTATAAATCAACGAAAGCCGCTTTTAGATCGTCCCTGCGGACCAGGGTAGTAACAGCGCTTAGAACCGCCTGCGGGTCTGTAGCTAACTTCAGATACTCTAATAAGTTTCCTATCTGGTCGTTTAGCGCTTTATTAAAGACCTTGTTATACTTACGGACATAGCGCCCCCGCTTGCGGTCGTTACGGGTCCAGTACTTGGCCCCTTCGCGTTTAGTCATTCGGCAAGCTATCGCCGTTTATCTGCTCGGCTATTTGTGGGGCATCTAACCCACTTAAGCTAATAGGTACACGGCCAGCCGGCATATATATTTCGTCCATCATTGGGTCCGCCTCCCGTTCGTAACCCATCTTTTCGCGGGCCTCGTTAGGTGTCAGCCAGTAGGAAACATTAAGCCAGTTGGCCAGTTCCTGCATATCCGGCTGCAGCTCGTTTATATTGCTTTGGTCTACTTTAAAATAGACGTCTCGCCCTTTGAGGTCTGGGTACTTTGGTAAGAGCTTCCGAGAGAGTTTGCCGTAGATGCGGTCAGCCATAGGCAGCACGGCGTCTGTATACATCTGCTTCCGCGCTTCCTTTAGGTTGCTGTACGTCTTGCCTATCTCGCTATTAAATAGCTGGCTCGGCACATGGTACACGTTGCAGACATCTACTAACGTCATCTTAAGGGTGTCCATTATAGCCAGGTCCACGGCTGACAGACCGAAGTTTATGTAACCCAAGTTACCCGAAGTTACGGCTATGGTCCCGCTGTTCTTTGTGCCGCTCATCTTTCTGAACTTGGCTTCTAAATTCCTTTGCTGTACCTCGGTTAATGTGTCCGCGCTCAGGTCTCCTATACCCTTATCATACAGTACGCCCGGAGGTCCTAAGTTTTCCAAGCCCTTTTTATTGGCCTCGTAACCGCTGTTACCCGTCTCAATACTACGCCAAGCCGAACGGATCGGGGACATACCGTACCGCTCTTGCCCATCGCCGTAAATGTATTGGGCGTTCTTAAAATGTATGATTTCGTCAGTAGTGAACTCGGCGCCCTCTACATTCCCCCACAAAGACATAGTATAACCGGCTACAGGTGTGCCCATATCGCCCCCTACTACGTCCATGAACTGAGACGGAAGCACGTACATATTTATAGGCCGCCCCGCGTTGGGTCCATCGGCCGGAGAAGTGCAGTAGTCGTAAGCGTTTCCAGTAATCAAAAGATAACCGGCCAGCTGCTCTATAAAATCGAACTTGCTTTGCTCTTCGTTGGGTTCGTATATCAGGTTTAAAGCCGGGTGATCTAATTCTACTTTTTCGCCGTTTACGTTCTCGATTAACTTAACATCCAGCGCGGCGGTCTTCTGAGCTATCGCACTAACTACAGCGAATACATCGGGGTTACGTGCATACCCTTGTTCTACGTAGTTCTGTACATTGTCATCGTTCCAAATTGGCCCCCTGCCCAGGTAGGAAAGTGCGGCAAAGTATTTATTTGTAATGCGCTCGGCCTCTTCTATCTGTTGGAGGGTGCGCGCCGGTGCGAAGCCGATAGCTTTCTGGAGCCGTTCTAAAAAGGTCATATATATACTTCCCTGGGTTTAACGCTGTTTGCGTATAGTATCGCATCCATCGAATGGTCGAAAGCATCTATTGGCCGCTCTGGACTTCTCGGCTTCCCGTCTTTGTCCATTTCCCAAGCGTACCAGGTTACTTCTTCCCAAATGTTTCTACTATTCGCAGTTACAAAGATACTAAGACGCTTAAGGTCTAAAATCGCATGGCGTTTGTAGTCTTTAGACTTCTTTACGCCTATGGCTTTAAAGCCGTAGCGCTTAAGCTCGGTAATACTTCGCGGCTCTGCTGAATCACATATAAGGGTATCGCCCCCGTCTATTCCCGCCTTTCTCATCCGGTCGGCTAATAGGTCAAGGGTTAGGCCCTTCTCGTATACTATCTCTTCCACGTATCGGCGGTCGTTCTTACGGCCCAGCTTGACTACGCACGTAGGATCGTTGGTGAACCCGAAGTCTACGCCGTAGGTAATTGAACTACATTCCGCCCAGTCTATTTCTTGTACCTTCTGCCAGGTAGTGTATATCTGGCCCTTTCGCCCTGCTGACCTTTTGCCCTCGCCGTATACCTTCCAGTAGTCGGGGTCCACATCTTTAAAGCGTTCTATTTCGGCTATTACCACGTCCGAAAGGTGCGGGTTGTCCTTATAGGTAGTTATTAGGGTTTCGCAGTCCTTGCGGGTCTGTACCTCATCGTATATCCAGTGCATAGGATCGGACGGGTTGAAGTCTATAACCGCGCAGGCCGTGGTCCTAAAGAGCATTTGGTTCCAGCCTTCCAGGGTTATCTCGTTGCATTCGTTTATAAAGAGTAGATCTCTTTTACGCCCTCGGACCTTCTGCGGCTGGTCTAATGAAATAAACTCTATTAGGTTGCCTTCCAGTAGATACGTACTCTCGGTCTTATTGTGGTTCTCTACCCGGTAAGCGTCAAAGCTGTTTAGTATATCGATAAAGTCCCGAAGCACGGACCCACGTATAGCTGGATAGGTTGCCCTGGCTATGGTTATGACCATTCCCGCGTTAGGGTACTTGTAACAAAGCTCTATGAGAAACTGTATAGCGCTGAAGGTCTTACCCGATCGCGTACCCCCTTGCAGAACCAGTATACGCTTGCTTAGGTAGTTGTCCCGTAAAAACTTAAGGTTAGGGTTTACTTTCATTATCCAGCATCCAAGGCGGTACTATCTTTTCTACGCTGTCTATGTTCGCCTCTATCCTTTGAGTAGGTAGCCCCAGCCTATATTTAGCCCATAGCTCTATAGCCCACTTCTCGCCCTTCTTTACCGCCTTGCCTAATTGGTCCAGCGCCTCGTCATCAAACAAGCCCACGCGCTCTAATAGCTTCTGAGCATCCGGCTTCTTACGGCCGTCTACTGGCTTAGTGCTTTTAGTGCTGTTGCCTCCGTTAAATTTCCGTTTGTCCATATATCGTACGATTAAAAGCGGGCTTTAGTCGCTGTATTAATGCGTCCTCAATAAGTAAGGCGTTTTCTTCATTTAGATAGTTAGCCACTATTTCTACTTGCAGCTCGCCGTCCCGTAAAAGATTGCTATGGTGTCTATCTGTGCGGCTTGCCCAATTTATCGCCCTTTCATTCTTTCCCTTACCTACATATACTACGTCCCCGTCTAAGCTATGGGTATACACATAAAAGGCCCCATGCCGTATATGTTCATCCATAAAGTCCTTTCTAACGCTCTCATAGAAGTGCGCCATGTGTCCAGATACAATCTCTATAAGCTCGTTAAAGGCCTCTGGATTACTAAAACTCAGTCGTTTACGTCTATCTACTGCCTTCTTACTTATCGTACTATGCCCGCCGTTATATTTCCTTTTATCCACTTTCATTACAAATCAACAATTGATGTCACAAAGTTAGGCGTAGTCCTCCACTATCTCTAAAAGCCTCGGTATACGCGCTGCCCATCTATGGTACTCGTACGTATAGTCCGCTACTTGTTTAGGGTTCGGCATTTCCTCGGTCCAGTGGCCTGGGTAGCCTATGAAGCTTAAAGGGTGTTCCGCTGTTATGTCGGTTTCTCCCATCTGGCAAATAATAGCCCCGCACGCCTGCGCCCTTATTACCCTATCGGAATAAAATAACGGCCGGTCGAAGTGGTCAAGGTTCAAGGCCCAGCGGTTTGTGTTGTAAATAATACGCTCGGTCTTAGGTGTGGTTCGTCCGTTCTTATTCTTTGGCCAGTTACCGCCGAACACTCTTAGGCCCTTCTCTCGGTATTGTGTTACTACCTCTTCGCGCCTTGCACTCTCTGGGAATCTGTTTCGATAGTTATTGCCTAAGAATACTACGCCCTCG